CTATTGAGCTGCAGGCTGCCTGAGGTAACTAATCATGGCTTCTGGTGGCGGTGGAGGTGGTGGTGTTAGTACCACTTCACTCCCTACTGTAACTGGTCATACTGTTGTGGAGGCAACCTTCCCTCGTCGTAATAACGATGCAGGTAGGGTTCCCTACTCCATCAAGAGTGAGACCTACGATCCTCGTTCATCTAAATACTGAGAATAACAATGGCTGCTAATCTCTCTACTGAGAAAGGTACCACTGCCGCTCCTAGCGGTGTGTGCGCTACCGCAACCCGAGCCTCTGTTGCTCGTACCCGTCGTGCCTTTGGTGGTACGGCTGTCGCTGCCTCTACGGTAGTGTCTGTGACTCCAGGAATTCGCAACTATGCGGGTGGTGTTGAGTGCAACCTTCCTGCTATCTGATCTAGCAACACTTGGGGACTCCTTCGGGGGTCCCTTTTTTTTAACTATACATGAGAATGATTATCAATGTTCCCTACGACATTTGACACCGAGACCGAACTCTCCGCAGTGAACTCAATTCTGGGGAGCATTGGTCAGGCTCCTGTTCAACAACTGGAGTTTGACAATCCAGAGATCTCCTTCATCTACAACATCCTCAAGGAGTGTGATCTAGACATTCAGAATGAAGGATGGATCTTCAACAGAGAGCAGGACTACACACTACTGCCTGACTCTAATGGTTGGATCCAGATCCCTGAGAATGTTCTGAGGATGGATGTAACTGATGGCCAGGTCTGGCGTACCACTGATGTGGTCAAACGTAACGGCAGACTTTATGACAAATTATCCCACAGCGATAAATTTGAAGGTCCTATTAACCTTGACCTTGTGTGGAGATTTACCTTTGAAGATCTGCCTTCTGTCTTCAAACGCTACATCACCATGAAGGCTGCTGGTCGAGCTGCAACACAGCTTGTCGGCAACAAAGAACTTGTCTCTCTACTCGCTACACAAGAGGCCTATGCAAGGGCAGCTTGTCTTGAGTACGAATGTAACCAAGGTGACTACACCTTCTTCGGTACACCTAGCGGTGGTGCCTATCACTCCTTCCAACCTTATCAAGCATTGAGGCGCTAATGGCTGGTATTACACAAACAATCCCTACCTATATCCATGGTATGTCTGAGCAGCCTGATGAGCTGAAGCTACCAGGTCAGGTACGGGATGCCCTGAATGTTCTTCCAGACGTTACCAAGGGGCTACTGAAGCGTCCTGGTGCCCGTCTGATCAATCCCCTTGCTACCACCAAGGATGGCTCGTGGTTCCACATCTATCGTGATGCCACTGATCAATACATTGGACGCATCTCTCCTGATGGTAATGTAAGGATATGGAGCTGCTATGACGGGCTGCCTAGGGTTGTTACTTATCAGGACACCCCATTCCAGCTCTACCCCAAACCGCCCAATCAAGGCTCTGCAGATAACTCCAACAGGCCTGCTTATCCTGGGTGTAATACTACAGCCCTTACCTTAGCTATTGATAACCTGAGGACCACGCGGGACAAGGCTAACGCCAAGCGTAAAGAGATCGATTCTGTTCAGACCCAGATTGAGGCAATCGAGAAGTCTGAAGGCAGCCCCCCTACGTACCTAGAGTACAGCCCAAAGAGGGACAACGCTTCCAAGTACACAGTTACTGTTGGACAGGTTGTGCATAAAGACATGATCGATAGAGAGCTGACAATTGACTTTAACAAGCCCGTTGCTTCTACCACCCAGGTTGTGGAGCGTGCCAGTAAGCCAGCAGTCAGGGATCAGATGATTGTTGTAGGCAGTGCTCCAGGTGGCATCGATCGCATGGTACATGGAAGCATCTACGCATGGGTCCTAAAGAACAAGAATACAGGAAATCAGAATAACGAGCTACAAGCTCTAAAGACTAGACTCACCCAACTTGAAGGTGAACTAGAGCCACTTGTTGATGATGAGGAAGCTGCAAAGAAAGAGTATGAGAGACAGGCAGGTCCCTGTGGGATCTTCTCTACCCCCTACTCGTTGGTTACGCACGCTCCTCTCACTGATCCTCAGGTACAGGATTACCTGAAGCATGACCAGTCTGAGACTCTCCAGTTCCTGACTGTTAATGACTATACCTTTATCACCAACAGGAGTCGTACTGTTACCATCTCAGGGTCTGCTACTGATACCGACCCTACCCACAGAGCATTCGTTACCCTAGATCAGATCGCTTATAACAAGGTCTATGCCCTTAACTTCTACAGCACCAACGCTCCTACACCTGTAAAGACCAGCACAGCTACAAAGCTAAAGGTTATTGACAGGACAGCCCTTGATAAGGCGGCATCTTGTCCTGATCAGGATGTGCAGATCTTCGATAAGACAGTAGGCACAAAGACCAACCTTAGGTTTGAACTGAAGGTAATTGGTCAGTCAGTACCGAAGGATGAGTCTGACCCTTACAAAGGTTACAAGTGTGACTACCACACCATCCAAGCTAACCTCATCAATGGTGGTGAGGGTTGGGTAAAGGGTGACACAGTTAAGGTAACCATGAAGGGAGTGACCTACACCATACAGGTTGAGGAAGCATCTCACTACTCCATCCTTGCTGACATTGCCAAGGTACGTCCTCCTACCACCAGCAGTACAACAACTGATGTGCTTAAGGCTGAGACGATCCTTGAATCGATTGCAACTGAGATTGAAAAGACTCCGTTCCTCTTTGCAACTGTAATTGGTAACGGTATTCTGATTGAATCACTGAAGCCATTCAACATCGATACACCTGAGAAGCAGCTGATGTCTGTGATGACTGATGCAGTCAATAATGTCAGTCGTCTTCCTCAGCAGTGTAAGGATGGTTATATCGTCAAGGTTGTCAACAGTGCTGAGAATGAGGATGACTACTACCTCAAGTTTGTCAGCCGTAATCCTGGTGTTGATGGAGAAGGTGTATGGGAAGAGACCATTAAACCTGGTGTTCTGACGACTCTCAACCCAGAGTCCATGCCACACCAGATCGTCTATAACCCCAACACTAACTCCTTTGTTGTCAGTCCTGTTGACTGGGAACCAAGGCTTGTTGGTGACGACACTACTAACCCACAGCCATCGTTTGTCGGTAAGCAGATCAACAAGATGCTGTTCTTCAGGAACAGACTTGTGATGCTCAGTGATGAGAATGTTGTTATGTCTCGTCCTGGTGACTACTGGAACTTCTGGGCTAAGACTGCGATGACAGTTACAGCAGCTGACATGATCGACATCTCGGCTAGCTCTACCTACCCAGCTATTCTCTATGATGGTATTGAGGTCAACGCTGGTATGCTTCTCTTCAGTGCAAACCAACAGTTCCTACTTACTACAGACAATGATCTCCTGACACCTGAGACTGTCAAGATCAACAGCATCGCTTCGTACCAGTTCAACTACACCACACAGCCTGTGTCTATGGGTACAACCGTAGGCTTCCTGAACAACGCTGGTATGAACGCTCGTCTATTTGAGATGACGAACATCCTACGTGAAGGTGAGGTTGAGTGTCTTGAGCAGAGCAAGTTGATCTCCGAGAAGCTTCCTGCCAATATGAACCAGCTGGCTGACTCACGAGAGAACAACCTGCTGATGTGTGGAACACAAGGCCAACGTGATGTATGGGGATACCGTTACTTCAACACAGGTGAGGAGAGGATCCAATCAGCATGGTTCCGATGGGAACTAACTGGAGATCTTGTCTATCACTGCATCATGAAGGATGTGTACTATGCAGTCCTCTCTAACACGTCAGACTCCTCTGGGAACATCATCGTTAGTCTACAACGCTTTGACCTGAAGAACACTGACTGGACTGCCATCGTAGAGGATTCAGAGAACTACCCGTACACCGTCCATATGGATAACTACCGAGTAGTCCTACCTAATGAACTGCAGTGGTACCCACACCTCAATCAAACGTACTTCCGTCTACCGATGGGATACTTCTCTGATAAGAGGTTTGCAGCCTATACGTTGAAGAGAGGTAAGTTCCAAGGTAGAGCAGCATACCCAAAGATTGAGATAGATAGTCTAGGTACCTGGGCAGTCTTTGAAGGTAACTGGTCTGATACCCGATTGATGATTGGGTATGAGTTCGAGATGAATGTAGAGCTACCCACCATCTACTACCAGAAGCAAGAATCCAGCAAGACTAGATCTGACCTTAGGTCTTCCCTAGTTGTTCACCGAGTCAAGCTTCACTTCGGACCTGTTGGTGTTTATGAAACCACTATCAAACGTAAGGGTCGTCCTGACTACACCTCGCTCTATGAATCAAGAGAGCAGGATGGATATGACGCTGATGCTGTGGCCTTTGTACCTGAGAAATCTCAGACTGTACCTTGCTATGAACGGAACACAAACCTAACAATCCATGTCCGTTCTAACCACCCATCACCTGCCACTGTCTACTCGATGACATGGGAAGGCGATTACAACAAGATGTACTACGAACGTGTCTGATTACATTCACCCATGCACGGTTGAGGCTGCCATAGAGGTGGCCTCTAACTTACGCGAGGATGACCGTAGAGAGATTACAGAGGGGCATGGGCTAGATCCTATGGTCATGCTCCCTCTAGCCTCTTCCTGGGGCTCTACGGTGGCTTTCACAGTGCCAGACGGCAGGACTGCTGGGCTGGCTGGTGTAGGAGAGTCTGGAGATATCTGGATGCTATGTACACCAGCTGTTGAAGACTTCCCCCATACCTTTGCAAGAGAGGCAAGACGCTTCATTAACTCAAGAGAAGAGCCTCTCCTTTGGAACATTGTGGATAAGCGTAACCGTGTCCACCTCAAACTACTACAATTCCTTGGATTCAAATTCCTTCGGGAAGTAACTTACGGTCCAAACAATTTGTCCTTTATAGAATTTTGCCGTGTGTCTTCCAGCCGCAGCTGTAGGGATCATTAGTGGAATCTCCTCTGCAGCTAGTTCAGTTGGTGGTTTCATTGATGCCCAGAATCAAGCATCAGCTGCCAACCAATCTGCGATCAACAACTATAAATATCAAGTAGCTGAACGAGAGAACCGCTGGAACCAGGAACTTACCATCTGGAATCAGCGTCGCGTTGAGTACAAACAGAAGAGTGAAGAAAACAAATCAGCTGCTTACCGTGCCTATGCACAGGAGCAGAACCGATTGAATGAAGTATATAAAGGAGCAGCATTCAATAACCAGGCTGCTCTCATCCAAATGGTAAATCAATCAGGATCAGCTCAGGCTAAGAATGTATCTGGTAAGTCAGCACAACGTCTTAGCGATATGGCTGTAGCACAGTTCGGTAGGAACCAAGCAATCCAAGCAGAGTCGATTGTCAGTGCTCGTAACGCCTATGCGTTGAACACAGATGACCTCCGTAATGAATGGATATCTGCCAATAACAAGGCTTACTCCGATGTAGCTGTACGGCCTGTTGCTGGTGTTGCTCCTCCGAGACCTGTCATGCAATCGGGGCCTAGTGGTCTTGGTTTGATTGCTGGTCTTGGTGGTGCTGTGGTTTCAGGTATGTCTACCTATAACTCGTTGAAGGCTCCCCCTGCAACCGTACCAACACCTCCTCCAGTACCCCCTGCTGCACCTCCACCGCCCCCTGCTGCACCGCCTGCTGCACCCCCACCAGCTCAAACAGCACGAGTCAACTTTAACTCCTACTCACCGTTCGCATAATGGCAGAACAAGAACAGTATCAATCCTATGCCCAGAACGGTAGGTTCAATCCTGTTGAACAGGTTTCCTATATTGCTGGCACTCAACGCAACATAGAGCGACTACAGGCTGCTGAGACTGCTCACTGGGAAGGTCGTCGTGCTAACGACAGAGCTAACGAGCAATCAGCAAAGATGCTTGGTAGGGATCTTGAGTCTTTAGCTCAGTTCTCTACGAAACTCAGCGACCACCTCGTTGAGGAGCGTAAGAAGAAGAATGAGGCTGAACAGGATGAAGGTCTTAACCAAGCCTATATGGGTGGTATCACCCCTGAACAGCAAGCTAAGTTTGACGAGGAAGAGTCTGCCCTACGACAATCAGATGATGCACTGCAGACTCAACTAGATAAGGTTGAGAAGACTGGTGCTCCACAGGATGCAGTCACCAAACTTCGTGGACTATCTGGATGGAAGGCGTATGGCTATGCCATGGGTCTTGCACAGATGGCAGGCCAGGATTATGGCACATGGCTATCACAGGCTATGGGTAGTCTTGATAAGCAGATCACTGTTGGTGATAAGACCTTCTCTCCTGGTGAAGCTGAGTCTCCTGAGGAACATGCTGCAGCTGTAGCACAGCTCAGGCTTGACTTCATGAAGGAGCGTGGTATTAACAACCTGAACCCTGCTCTTCTCAATAAGTACACCTGGGAACAGATGCGTCGATCCGAATCCATCTATATGGAAGGGGTCCGTGAGAAGCATCAGAAGGCCCAGGATGAAACAGCAAAGAATGAAGCACTGAATGTATTAGGCACCAACATCATCACTGATCCTGGTGCATTTGAGACATCCGTTAAAGCACTAATCAGAGCTACTCGTGATCCAAAGGAAGCACGTAAGCTTGCCATGGATTACCTGTTCTCTCTGGTTGCTGCAGGTAAGGCTGACCCAACCCTGATTGAAACAGTAGAGAACACAGTCTTCTCAGTTACTGGTAAGACTTGGGGTGAGTCATTCTCTTCTGAATGGCTTGAAGCTAAGAACCGTGCATTGAAAGAACGACAAGCTCTCTTCCAGCTACAGGAAGCTGAGGTGTCGATGGATCAGAAGCAGACACTTGATGGCATCATGTCTGATCTGCAGTCTGGTAAGAAGTACACAGATGAGGATATCGATCAGATCATCACTCTCTGGCAAGAGAAGTACGGAACCACTGATGTTCCTAAAGAGCTTACTGACTACAAAAATAACCACACACTCCAGGCACGAGATAAGCAGGAACAGAAGGATCAGCTTGATAGGTTATTAGCCTCTCAACAGCTGACCTCTGCAGAGCTTCGTTCTGGTAAATACAGTGATGAACTGATCATTGAGTACGATGCCAAGGCTCGTCAGATCGATCAACTCCACAAAGGTGGTGAGGTTGCTAAGGCTGGTCAGTATCAGATCAAGGCAATCGAAGATGCTGTCAAGGGACAGATCGAAGCCTTTGATGATAACGGTCGTATGCACCCGTCTGTTCACCTAGCCATTGGTGCTGGTGTAGCAGAGATGGAGAAGCAGGCTAAGGCTCTCAAGATGGGCAACCCTGCAATGTCATGGGAAGATGCGTACAACCAAGCATCTATGAACGTCTCCCAAGCGATCTCTGCTGGTCAAGGTCGTTGGGCTATGAATGGAGAGATCGGTCCTGCAGCTGCATTCCCTGCATTTGCTACTGGTCGTGTGGCTGGTCAGAATGTACAAGCAGCACAACAACGTATCTCTCTTTGGAAATCAACCATCACCAGTGGTGGTGTGGCTGCACTAGAGCAGAACCTCAACAATCTCTTCTCTCAAGATGAGCTGAAGTCTTTGGCTAATCCTGAGATCAAAGACTCTGCTGCTCTTCAGAAGGTAGCCATGATGGCTGCATGGTTGAATCAGACAGGTAAGCCGATCACCATTGATCAGGCCATTGAATCTGCATTGAAGAGTTCTGGTCTTACTCGTGAGCGTCCCTTCAAACAGGACCCGTATGAGAAGGCTGGTCTCTCTGCAAACATGATGCGGTTACTTACTGCACCTACTCCTGCCCGTCTGAGCCGTGTATCTGCTCAAGGTAACCTACCCCCTGCAACGATCAGAACAGGCCCTCAAGGGGCACAGGACATTATCCAGGCTGCAATCAGCTTTGGATTCCCAGCACATATTGCACCGCTTGCTGCTGCACAATGGGCAATCGAGTCTGGATGGGGCCAAGCAAAGAGCGGTAGAAATAACGTCTTTGGAATTAAAGGAGCAGGCACTACAGTCTCTACCCAAGAGGATTACGGTAATGGTCTTCAGACTGTTCAAGCATCCTTTAGGGACTACAGCTCTCAACTAGAGAGTGTCAAGGACTATGTAGATCTGCTTACCAAAGAGCCGAGGTATGCCGCTGTGCTACAGGCCAGAACTCCAGCTGAAGCCGTCCGAGCTGTAAAGGCTGCTGGTTATGCAACAGACCCTAACTATGTAGCCAAGACCCTTGGTACATTTAGGGCTATGGGTATTAACCCTAATCAACCCTTTGACTATACACCGAGAACCGCTTCACCATGGTCTAACCCCTCACTGATGGGTCCTGCTGCTAAGCAGTTCATCACAGGTGGTACAGGTGTTGGTAGCGGTCCTCACCTACATATGGGTGTCTTCGATCCACAGCAAGGTTCTTACATCAATCCTACGGGATATGAGAACTACATTACTGTTGGTGGAGTACCTATTGCAAAGAAATACACAGTTACGTCGGGTTACGGTCCGCGTAATACTGGTATCCCAGGAGCTTCAACAAACCACCGTGGTGTGGATTATGGAATCCCTGAAGGTACCAAACTCAGTGTGCGTGGTGGCAGGTATATGCGTACATGGTGGGATGAAGGTGGAGGAGGATATGTCTCTTCTTACCGTCTCACTGATGGACGTGAACTGCGACTAATGCACGGTCACCAAGACAACGTGAAGACTTAAGATGCCTTACTCTCCTACGGCCAATGTTGGGAACTATTACCAATCACAAGGTGATCCCCAGGATGAGCTGCTGGTAACTGAAGATCAGATGAACAAGGAAGCCCAGCTTCGTGTTCAACAAGAGGATCAGTTAAAGCAGCAAGAAGAACAGAAGAAACAGGCAGCTGCAGATGCTGCCAAGACTCCAGAACAAAAAGAAAAAGAGAAGAAAGACGCTGAAGCAAAGAACGCTAATCCTGCACAAGAGGTAGGCACTGCTGTTGTGGGTGCTGGTATTGACCTTGTAGAGGGTATTGGTGCTACGGCTGAGGGTCTTTCTACTGGACAGATCCTTGACCCTAACTTCAAACCTACCTGGCTGCAGGTAAATGATGAAGTAGAGCCGATGAACAAGACCGTCTGGGGAAACATCCTCAGGGGTGTTGGTGAGTTTGGTCTTGGTATGGCTGTGACTGGAGGGCTTGGTCACCTATCTAAAGCCTCTAAGATCCCTGTTCTGCTACAGGCTGGGCGATACATTGCTGACCCTAAGACTACTGTTCTAGGGCGAGCTGTCCAAGGTACAGTCAAGAGTGCTGTGGTCACCTTCAGTAGCTCTCAAGCAGAGAGTGAAACCATCAATGATGGCCTGAAGGAGATCTTTCCTTGGATGCCTAGTATCACCACCACCGATGATGATGACTCTCCACTGGAGCGTCGCATCAAGAATGTGGTTGAAGATATTGGTCTGGGTACCATCACTGAGATTGCCTTTGGCTTTAGGGCTGGTAAGCGTGTCGCTCAGGCACTAGACGAAGGTAAACTTCCTCGTGCTGATATTGACTTCAAGAAGGTCTCTAATGAGATCGAGAAAACAAAGGCTGAGTTGGCTGAGATCATTGATCCTGAGTCACCTGAAGCACTTAAGAAGATGCGTCGTCTTGAGAAGCTCCAGCAGAAGCTTGATGATGGTCTAGCTAAGGATCCTGATGCAGTAGCCGAGGCTAAGCGTGCAGAGATCAGGGCTGATCAGGAAGCTGTTGGTAAGGAGAATATCTCATACGATCTAGAGATGGATCCTGAGATCTCCAAGCCTACCCCTTCGCTACACCCCGATTACTTCGATGCACCTGATAAGGGGTTTCGTACCATCCCTGAGGCTAACCTCTACCAACACATGAAGAGTCTGTTGGATCAGGCTAGTCGTGGTGACTTCTCTGCAGGTAGACGAGCAAACCTTGTCACTGATGCAGCAATCACCAGGATGGCTCGTGACAACAATGAACTGAAGAAACAACTAGATGCCTTCTCTGCAGAGATCCAGAAGGGTCTTGAGATCCCTGCTGGTAAGAATGTAGGTGGTCTAGCTACTGATCTTAATGGTGTAAAGAAGCTTGCTGTTGCTCGATACACTGACATCATGCAGACCTTCCCTGACCTCTCCAAGGGTGACTGGGAAGACATCAACAAGATGCTGCTAGAAGATTCTATTGAGGTAACAAACGTCTCTGGGTCTAAGACAAAGGTCATGAACAGTGCCAATGCTATGGCCCTGGAGATGCTGATGTATGACCTGAATACAGCTGTAGCTGATAAGGCTACTGCCCTACACTCAGTCATCAATAAGGTACCTGTAGAAGAGGGTCTCAATAACCTTCTCAATAAGGTAGAAGGTGCATTTATGATGAACCAGCAGGCTAGTGAGTTTGCTGGATCACTGCTACGTGCAAGGCGTGGTGATGCCATCGGTCAGACCGCTAGGGCCTTCTCTTCTGTTGATAAGCAGAAGCAGATCCGTAGCTTCATGAATAACCTACGTCAGGTTGTCCTGGAAGATCCAGAGATGACTGAAGTGTTTGTACGGGCATTTGCTGAGTCGAATGGTGAGGTCCATACAATGGAGGCTCTCCGTCGTTATGCCTCAGATACTGTCTTCAACTGGAAGTCACTTACTGGTAAGGATGGTGCAAAGAGCCGCTTTGTTGATGGGATGTTCACAACCCTCTACAACAGCATCCTGAGCGCCCCTAAGACCATTGCAAGGGCATTCAGCGGTACTAACCTTCTCACGGTGATGAGGCCTGTTCAGATCGCTGCTGGGGGCCTCCTGGGTGGTGACATGAAAACCACTGCCAAAGGTATGCACATGGCATTCGATGGAATGCTTGGCAGTATCGATGAGGCATGGCAGCTGGCTAGGAACACCCACTTCTCACTTGTCAACAATCAAGCAGGAGCCTATGTGAACCAGATCGTCAGTCCTTCTGAGACTGCGTACTGGAAGAGCCTTGGTGCTGTGATTGATGCCAAAGGTTCCGCTGGTGAGAAGGCGATGTATAACCTCGTCTCTACCATGCAGGACTTTAACAACCAGAGCTGGGTTAGGTATCCTGCCAATGCTATGGCTGCTATTGATACCTTCTCCAAGACACTGATTGGTCGTCAGGAATTGAAGGCTCGTGCCTTTGAAGCTGCCTGGAATGAGAGTAATGGTCATGTCACAAAGGATCTCCTCAAGAAGTACGAAGCCAATCTGAGGAACACCATCTTCAACCAACAGGGTGAGGTAATCGATACAACAGCTGAGCTGGCTGGTAAGGAGGTTGCACTGCAACTACCCCTCACTGGTCGTCTGGCAACGATGGATAAGGTGCTCAATCAGACTCCTATGCTCCGTCCGTTCTTCCTATTCATGAAGACCGCATGGAATGCCTTGGAGGTTGTCCAGAAGCACACGCCTATCCTTGCTCGATTCAACGATGAGGTGGCTGCTGTACTGCGTGCTACTCCTGATAACTTTGATGATGTGTTGAAGTATGGCATCAGTGATGCTGCTGCTCTATCTCAGGCAAAGGCTTTAATCCGTGGACGTGTGGCTACTGGCTATATGACTGTTGGATCTGCTGTTGGTCTCTATACAACTGGTCGTCTGACTGGTAATGGTCCTGCTGATAAGGAAACCCGTAACGCTTGGACTAAGAATGGATGGAAGCCTCGCTCTATCAAGTTCGGAGATAAGTGGGTGAACTACGACGGACTGGAACCATTTGCTTCGTTCCTGGCTGTTGTAGCTGATATTGGAGACAATGCCAACACCCTTGGTGAAGGTGGTACAGAGAACTTCCTCAGGAAGGCTGGTTACCTGATTGGCATGAACGTCACCAATAAATCATTCCTTGCTGGTCTCCAGCCCCTCACTGACATCCTTGCCTTTGATGGTGCTCGTGGTCAGGTATGGGCAGGTAACCTTGCTAACAACTTCATCCCTTGGTCTGGTGCCAGGAATGAGATTGCTAACGTCCTTAATCCTGGTCTGCGTGAAGTAGAGAAGGATCTCTTGGATACCATCAAGAACCGTAACCCTGGTCTCCGTGGAACACTTGCTCTACAATATGACCCGTTGGATGGATCCGTAGTTAAGGATTGGGACTTTCCCACTCGTATGTGGAACAGTGTCTCCCCTATCCAGGTCTCTGGTAAAGATAATGCTACCCGTCGTCGTCTCCGTGAGAGTGGTTATGACATGGTTCCTACCTTCACTACTGACTCTTATGGTAACCGTCTGACTCCTAAACAACGGAGCAAATTGGCCCAACTGATGGGGCAACAGAATATCGAAGCCCAACTGGCTGAGCTATTCAAGAAGCCACAGTTCCAGAAAGAACTTGAGTACTACCGTCGTAAGCGTAATAGCGGTGTACCTGGTACTCAAATGAATGACCCCAATAATCTACCCATCAAAGACTCACTGCTCTACCGTTCAATCGATCGGATCTTCAGTAAAGCCAAGCGTATTGCTGAGCTTGAGATGTACAAGGAAGACCCAACCCTTCGTCAGGCTGGTGTGGACCGTAAAGTCAAGCAGAAGCTGCAACGCTCTGGTCGTCAGGAAGATATTGATCGTCTCTTCTTCAATAACAACAAATGAGCAATCCCTGCGAAAGCGTTAGAATTAAATACAAAGGAAATGGGACGCAGAAGCAATTCACGTTTCCATTCACCTACATGCACTGGTATGATGTTACCGTGGGTGTGTGGGATGACAATAAAAAAGCATACATCGATCAGAAGAATAAATTCGTTTTCGCTAATGCGACAACTATTGAGATGTTGGAAGCTCCCAAGGCTCCAACAGATCCAGATCGTTTCAATGTAATCATTGCACGAGCTACTGACCTTAGTCAGATGGAAGCTGTCTTCTATCCTGGTAGCTCTATTCGTGCAGAGGATTTGAATGATGACTTTGATCAGCTACGTCTTGCCATTATGGAAGGACGGTGTGCCATTGAAGGTGCACTAGATCAGATCAAAACTGACTTCTGGGCTAAGAAGTCTATCCGTGCTCGTAAGGACTTCCTTGTTGCAGAGGATGGTCTTGATACTGTTTACAGGAAAGATCAAGAGGAAGGCTTCTGGTCTACTGATGGAGAGCAAGATGCAGTAGCTACTACTGGTGCTATTGCTGCTCGTCATGATGTATACGTCCAAGATAACTTACCCAAGTCCCCAACTATTGAACAGCTTGGTAAGCAATGGATGAACACCCAAGAGAATTGGGCGTCATTCTGGGATGACCAAGCTGGTGCTTGGATTGCTTATCACAACCACGGTCCCCGTGGTGCACAAGGTCCTGCTGGCCTTGGCCCTGAAGGCCCTATTGGTCCCCAAGGTGTACCTGGTCCTGTTGGCCCACAAGGCCCTAGAGGCTTACAAGGTCTAACTGGTCCTCAAGGTACTTCTGGTCCTGCTGGACCTGCCTCTACAGTTCCTGGTCCTACTGGTCCTACTGGTCCTGCTGGTCCTACTGGGCCTGCTGGTCCTACTGGTCCTCAAGGTGCAGCTTCCACAGTTCCTGGTCCAACTGGACCTATTGGCCCTGTTGGTCCTGTTGGTCCTAAAGGTGCTGACTCTACTGTAGCTGGTCCTCAAGGTATTCAAGGCCCGACTGGTGTCCAAGGTCCTCAAGGTGTAGCTGGTCCTCAAGGTCCTCAAGGTATTCAAGGTACAGCTGGTACTAGCGTTAAATTGCTAGCACCTGTAGCTGATGCAGCTTCTCTACCTACTACTGGTAACACTGCAGGTGATGGTCGTCTTACCCTTGATAACGGTAACCTTCACTATTGGAATGGTACTGCTTGGCAGGATAATGGTCTTGTCCGTGGCCCTAAAGGTGATCAAGGTGCTCCCGGTACCCCAGGTGTTCAAGGTCCTGCAGGCGCTCAAGGTCTTCAAGGCGTTAAAGGTGATCAGGGAGACCCCACCATTATCAATGGCACTTCTCCTATCGCAGCAACCACTGTTGGTAATGCAGCAACTATCTCTGTATCCGATGCAACTGTCACTACAAAAGGTGTAGTTCAACTTGCTGATGCAGCTGCCGTCACAGCTGGTACAGCAGGGCGTGTTGTAGATGCTGCACAACTTAAAGCAGCAGCACCTGATGCTACTACTACTGTTAAAGGTATTGACACTCAGAAGTGGAAAGTCACTACAGGTGTCCTTAGCCCTGCTGATGCTACCAATGATGTACTAATTGATAAACTAGCTGGTACCGCTGGTGCTAATGTCATTGTCAATAAAGATGGTAAGTTACTTCGTAGGCAAGTCATTATTCATAGTGCTGTAGCGCCTACATTGACTTCACACCCAGACCTTATCCATGGTTCAATCTTGGTAGATACAAGCCAAAACCCACCTGTCATCAACGTGTGGGATACCATGGCCAACGGTGGGGCTGGTGGCTGGGATGCTAGCTGGCTGCTGACTGGTGATCAATACATCGTTAAAGATATCTCTAAACTGCCTGCACTGCCATGAGCACAGCACTACCTACCGATAAGGTATTAGTTAATCGTGCTGGTATATCTTATTCTACTACATCTGACATGAGCACCGTCCAAGACACTGACCTGCTGCTGATCAATCGCGCAGGTGTTGATTACAAATGCACCTATGCGGATTGGAAGGCCAGTCAAGCCGGTATCAACACGCCAACCATCACTAGCCCTGCAGCAGCAGCAACGGACCTGGGCGAGACACCTACCTTCACCAGCTCTGCCTTCAGTGCAGTGGGTGCGGTCACCCACGTCAGCAGTGACTGGCAGGTAACACTGGCCACCGATACCGCTTTCGCTGCCCCCGTGGTGCAGAGCATGGCAGACGCCGCCAACAAGGTGTCATGGAAGGGCGGACCACTGGGTTATTCAATCAGCTACCTAGTGCGGGTGCGGCATAACGGCACCGGCATCAGCAGTGCATGGTCTGCGGCGGTGGCGTTCAGCACTGCGAGTGCACCCCCTAATGCAACACTGTCCCCAGGGAAGTTTTATTTCTCAAGCAATCAAACCGCATCGGGCTTCGGATTGCCTTTCATGACGGCTCTCCCCGCCAACAGTGACGGGACCAGCTACATCGACCTGTGTTCTTGTGCAGACTCAACTCCCGCGCTTCTGCTGGACACCAACAATGCGCTTTGGGTTGTGCGAAGCACCTACGCCACGCCAGAGAAGGCCACCCCACCTTGCACAGGCAAGGTGATCAAGATTGCAGGCGGTTATCTGCCAAACTATCTCGGCAACGCCTTAGCCTTAACTGACACGGGGGAACTGTGGCGTGGCTGGTCCCTGGGCTCCTCCCCGCAATGGCAGATGGTTACACTCGCCTTCCCGACCAGCGAAATCGTCTCCATGTTCAGCCAGGCGTATGGTGACAAATACGGCCTCTTAGTAGAAAGGAAAAATAGCTCTGGAACGCAGTGGTACAGAATCCCGGCCAGCTTGGAAGCCCTTGGCACTGCGGTGCCTATCGGCCCGGTAGGGGCCCTGCAGGTGGTATTGAGTAATCCATTCAACGCTACGCCTACGCCGTACTGGATCCAAGCCGATGGAAGGATTGGCAGCACAGCCACCGTGACCACGACAAACAAATACAAGAAGCTGAT